CTGAAGAAGAAAGAGTTTACTACTGTCAAGAACTGGGTTGTCCAACACATGGATAATGATCCTAGTATGGTGATGCGTAAGATCTATGACAGCATCTATAGTGTTATGAAACCTGCTTCTATCCCTGAGGCAGTTCTTATCATCGCTAAGTACATGCGTGACATTCAAATCGTTCCTGATCAGGAAGTTAACATGCTTGCATGTCTAACTGAAATCATGATGAGTTGCGAATTCAAGTAAATTTGGTATAAATAATGGTGGGTGATATAAAAACGGGGACAACCCCGTTTTACACACACGTCTCCCACACACAACTATCATACCAGTACGAATATGAGTAACCCTTACGAGTTAAGGTTAGAGTTGTATAACTCTGCCAAGGATTTTATACAGGAAAAATATAATGCAGAAGTCAGTAGATATGACGCTGCAGAACGTGCCTTCTTAGAAAAAAAAGAAAGGTGGCAAACGTTAAAAGATATGGGTCAAGATCCAGGAGAGTATCCAAAAGTACATCTTCCTATCTATCCTACATATCCTTCACCAGAAGACATCGCTGAGTTTGCGGTACACATTAGATCTTTTGTTTCTGACAAGGGAGATGAAAAATGAATACCGTTTTTAATTACATCGATGGGATTACTAAACCCCAAAAAGTAACTACAAAGACTTGCAAGTGTTGTGGAAAGGAACTTCCTTTAAACATGTTTCACAAAAAACCTGATACTAAGGATGGACTAAATCCAGTGTGTAAGGAGTGTAGATCAGTTAATGGTCCCAAACCATCTAATGCTGGTAGAATGGTCATGAAAGCAAATAATCTTACAAGACCAAAACTTGGAACACCATGTGAAATTTGTGGAGACACTACGAAAAAATTATATTGTGATCACGATCATGAACATAATGTTTTTCGTGGGTGGTTGTGTTATGATTGTAATACTGCTTTAGGAAAACTAAAGGATAAAAAAGAGTTTATCGATAAGGCAGCATGGTACATGAATAGAGCAGAGACTAGAATTAATGAGCACTACACCAGTAAAAACTACACCAGAAAACGTTCAGGAAGCCCATGAAGCACTGTTTCATGCTACTATGAACTTACCTGCTGCTGCCGCTCACTGTGGCATGACGCAGAAACAACTGAAGTTAACCTTCTGGGAATACCTTAAATATCATGATCCAAACTATGAAATCTCTGAAGACACCCCTGAGGTATCCAGGCGGAAAGAGTCGAGCAACGGTGAAACTGGCACAGTTTCTTCCTGACCTTAAAGACTATAAAGAATTCCGTGAACCATTTTTAGGTGGTGGTTCTGTAGCAATTTACATCACTAAGATGTATCCTCATCTTAGTATTTGGGTGAATGATCTCTACGAACCACTATCTACTTTTTGGAAATGTTTGCAGGACAACGGTGATGAAATTACGCAGCGACTTGAGTACCTTAAACAAAGGCACCCTAACCCCATGTCCGCCAGAGTTCTCTTTGATGAGAGTAAAGAATATCTCAACATGGATGAAAGAGAACGTGATCCAATACAGACAGCTGTTAATTTCTATATTGTCAATAAGTGTTCTTTCAGTGGTCTCACTTCAAATTCTTCTTTCTCCAAGCAAGCAAGTGATTCCAATTTCTCTATGCGAGGAATCAAAAAGTTGCCAGGATATTCTGAACTAATTCAGAACTGGAAGATTACTAATGGTCGTTATCAACAACTGTTGACAGACGATAAAAGTGTCTTTACTTATCTTGATCCGCCATATGATATTAAAGATAATCTTTATGGCAACAAAGGTAATATGCACAAAGGTTTTGATCATGATGGTTTTGCAACTATCTGTGATCGATTTGTGGGACCTCAATTAATCTCATACAACTCATCCCAACTAGTCCGTGATCGTTTTACCGAGTGGACAGCTGCGGAATTTGCACTCACTTACACCATGAGGTCTGTGGGGAGTTATAATACAGATCAAGCAAAGCGCAAGGAACTCGTCCTTTTCAACTATGAAGTGTGAAGTCACCCTCTACAAAGCAGGCACCGTCTTCAAGGAAGAGGTGATTGCTGTTGATTATCAGGATGCTCGCAAGGTTGCTCTTGCCCGCAATCCTGGTGCTAAAATTGTGGGCGTTACTGCGAAGTTCTAATGTGGAGAATTTGGGCAAAGGCATTAGGAGAAAAGTATGGACGAACAGACAGAGAAGCAGATACTATTGCTGGCATACGCACCCTTATTTTTATTTCTTACTTGGTTACCAACCTTTTTATTATTAGTGGAGTGATTAGACACTGGAATGACGTACCAACTGAAAGACTACCTTTACAGCATCAATCAATCAAAAAAGAATATTCTTGATGGCGATACTGATGCTGAGCGAGGTTATCCTCCTTACATTATTAACAGGTGCCTCAGTTCTTTTACGGATACTATCTTGTATGCAAATGAGATGAACAAAAATCCTCATCTCCCAAACAAGATGCAATATGATTTTTTTATAAATAGTGTGAAACCTAGGAAGCGTTTCTCTCCGTGGGCTCGCAAAGATTCTATTGATTATCTTGAATTAGTCAAAGAGTATTATGGTTATAATGACGATAAAGCTCTACAAGCACTCAGGATTCTCACCAAGGATCAACTAGATCATATTAAAAAAGTATTGAGTAAAGGTGGAAAAAATGAGCGTTGATACTGAAGTAAAGTGGAAAGCGTCCGACATGGTTGAAGTTGTCTTGGGTGAACCAGATGACTTTCTCAAGGTAAGAGAAACGCTAACTCGTATTGGTGTGGCATCTCGTAAAGAAAAAAAGATTTATCAGTCATGTCACATCTTACATAAACAAGGCAAGTATTATATTGTACACTTCAAAGAGTTGTTCGCACTGGATGGTAAAAACACCAACCTATCTTTGAATGATGTACAACGTCGTAATCGTATTGTTCAGTTGTTGTCTGACTGGGGATTGATTACTGTAGTAAATTCTGATCAGATTCTTGATCTTGCTCCTTTGAATCAAATCAAAGTTCTTGCATTTAAAGAAAAAGATGAATGGATCTTAGAAAGTAAATATAATATTGGTCGTAAAAAAACTACTGAGTCATAAATACTTCGTGCCTTTCGTGCGGCACTCTACATAGTCGGAAACCCCTATAAGGAGATACGGTTGTCACTGTATCTCCTTTTTTCGATGACAAGTTAAATAATCATGTGATGCCTAACGGGTCACATGTAAACGTCGCTTTTAAAGGACATGGTACAATTTAGCACATATACTCCATATTCAATTGGGTTCGATGAAACATTCCACAGACTTGAAGCTCTTGCAGGAGGCGGAACTAATTACCCACCTTACAACGTTGTGGATGGAACCGATGGTAGAACAATTCTGGAAATCGCTCTTGCTGGATTTTCAGCAGGAGATATTGAAGTCGAGACCGAACGAAATGTCTTAACAGTTTCTGCTCGTAAAGCACCAGCAGATAAAGAAAGAAAATATTCTCACAAGGGAATTTCATACAAAACATTTTCACGCAACTGGCAGATGGCAGATGATGTAGAAGTAGAAGACGTTAAGTTTGTTGACGGTCTCCTTACAATTACTCTTGTCAAACACTTGCCAGAAAAACAGAAGAGAAAAAAATGGTTCTAAATAGAATCGAAGGGGACTTGACGGTCCCCTTTTTTGGTGTTAAACTAAATCGAAACTCATAATAACTATGGCAGTATCAATTCTTACTTTGAAGACTGGTGATCGAGTTATTGCAGAGCTGAAAGAAATCTTTGATGGAGAAGGTGAAGACAAGAGAGGAGTTTGTCTTCTCATGGAAGAACCATACGTTCTCCATCTAGATGGTGCTACTCCCCAATATCTCACTGAACAGATGGGTAGTGAATACCAGATTAGATTTAGTAAGTGGAATCCTTACTCATCAGACTGGCAATTTAAGATCCCTTATGATTGTGTAATGACAATCAGTAATCCTGAACCAGGATTGCAGCAAGCATACGAAAACAAAATTACTGAAAAGGTTGAAAAATATGGCAGAGAATCAGATTCAACAAACAATTAAAGATCTAAAGTCGAATCATAGTATTCGTGTTGTAATTCTATCTTCGAGAGAACAATTGTTGTCTTTGATTAGTGATATTAAAGATGATGATGGCAAAGTCCTTGGATTTAGATTGTATTATCCCTTTATGCTTGGATTAGGGGAACCAGGGGAAGATGGAAATCTTCCTATCAAGTATCAGAAATGGTGTCCATTTACTCCTTTGCAGGAGTTTCAAGTAAAACCAGAACATATTGTTACTGTAGCACTTCCTGATAATCAAATTCTTGAAAATTATGTTCAAGAATTAGAAAGTTATGGAATTCCAAGAGATAAACTATTCTATGAGGTAGAAGATGGAAGTGAAGGCGAACCTGCTGAAGCTAGCGAATGAGTGGATTGTTGCTCAAGTAGAACCAGTTGAAGGGGACACCTTGTCAGGTGACCCCGATGTCTGGATGGTGGAACCCTATGTTGTAGACTGTGAAGGTCAACTGGTTCCATGGGCAGAACATGCATCCGAACGTGAGTTCAACGTGAGGTCTTCGGACATCACTGTTGTGACAAATCCAAGCAAGGCAATCCTTGCTCGTTATATTGAATGTCTTGAATGAAGTTTTACACTAGTGTTGAGCAAGCAGGCAACCGTCTGCTTGTCCGTGGTTATGAGAATGGCAATCGCTACAGCGTGAGGGTTCCTTTCAACCCCACGCTGTATTTGCCTACGAAGAATTATTCTGAGTGGAGAACACTAGAAGGAGACTGTGTAGAACCTCATAAGTTTGGATCTATTACTGAAGCACGAGACTTTGTGAAGCAGTACAAGGAAGTTGATGACTTTGAGATCTATGGTAACTCTCGGTTTCTGTATCAGTATATTGCTGAGCAGCATCCAGAGGAAGAACTGAAGTTTGATAGCAGCAAGATCCGTGTCTTTACTATTGACATCGAGACTGCTGCTGAGAACGGTTTCCCTGACATCGAGAGTGCTGACCAGGAGATCCTTGCTATCAGTATCAAGGACTCCTTCTCGGGGCGTATAACGGTCTTTGGTGCCCGTGCATTTGATAACAAGGATCCTATGGTGGATTACATGCACTTCAGGTCTGAGGAGACCATGATGGGTGCATTCCTTGACTACTGGCAAGAGAACTATCCTGATGTTGTTACGGGATGGAACTGTCAGTTGTTCGATATGCCGTACATCCACAACCGCATCAACCGTATTATGGGTGAGAAGTTTGTGAAACTTCTATCGCCTTGGAAACTTGTGTCTCAGCGTGAGATCTTTATTAAGGGTCGTAAGAACTTTTCTATCGATATGCTTGGTATCTCTACGCTTGACTATCTGGAACTGTATAAGAAATTTACTTATACAAACCAAGAGAGTTATCGTCTTGACCACATCTGTTCTGTTGAACTGGATGAAAAGAAACTAGATCACTCTGAGTTTGATACGTTCAAAGAGTTCTACGAGAACGACTGGCAGAAGTTTATTGAGTACAACATCCATGACGTTCGTCTGGTGGATAAACTCGATGACAAGATGAAACTGATTGAACTGGCATACACCATGGCGTATGACGCCAAGGTGAATTATGAAGATGTGTTTAGTCAGGTTCGCATGTGGGATAACTATATTTACTGCGAGCTTTTGAAGAGGAAGATTGCTATTCCTCCTAAGAAGGAGAGTGCTGTTAAAACTGAAAAGTATGCAGGTGCTTATGTCAAGGAACCAAAACCAGGATTCTATGATTGGGTTGTGTCTTTTGACCTTAATAGTCTCTATCCTCACCTTATTATGCAGTACAACATCTCGCCAGAGACACTCCAAGATGCCAGACATCCAGCAGTCACAGTTGATAAAATACTTGATAAGAAGGTAGAGATTGATGGTGAGTATGCTGTGTGTGCTAATGGCGCACAGTATTGTAAAGACAAGCATGGGTTTCTTCCTCAGATGATGAAGAAGATGTATGACTCTCGTGTCATCTTTAAGAAGAAGATGATTGCTGCCAAGAAAGAATATGAGAAGACACCTACTGTCGAACTCATGAAGGAGATTGCGAGATGTAACAATATTCAGATGGCAAAGAAGATCTCTCTTAACTCTGCCTATGGTGCTATCGGTAACGAACACTTCCGATACTATCGTCTTGCTAACGCTGAGGCGATTACTTTGTCAGGTCAGGTCTCTATCCGTTGGATTGAGAACAAGATGAACGGGTATCTAAATACTCTTTTGCAAACGGAGGAAGTCGATTATGTTATCGCATCTGACACCGACAGCATCTATCTTAACCTTGGACCTCTTGTTGATAAATTTTTTAGTTCTAAGTCTAGCGACAAAGCAGCAATTGTGGGCATACTTGACAAGATCTGCCAAGAGAAACTGGAACCTTTTATCGAACGTTCATATCAAGAACTTGCGAATTATGTTTCGGCGTATGAGCAAAAAATGCAAATGAAGCGTGAGAATATCGCTGATCGCGGCATCTGGACTGCGAAGAAGCGTTACATTCTCAACGTATGGGACAGTGAAGGGGTTAGATATAAAGAACCCAAGATGAAGATCATGGGTCTTGAGACGGCAAGGAGCTCTACTCCTGCGTATTTTAGGGACAAGTTGTATGCAGCGTTTAAGATTATTATCGGCAAGACAAATGATGAACTTATCAATTTCATCGATGTTGTCAGAACAGAGACTCGCAAGAGACACTACTCAGATGTTGCATTCCCAAGAGGAGTCAACAACCTGGCAAAGTATCGACACCCAACTGAGATCTACCAAAAAGGAACACCCATCGCAGTAAGGGGTGCCCTTCTTTACAATCACTATGTAAAGAAGCATAAGGTAGAGAATAAGCACCCTCTTATTCAGGAGGGAGAGAAGATTAAATTCATGTATCTCAAGACTCCTAATCCAATTCATGAGAATTGTATTAGTTTCTTTGGTGATCTACCAAAGGAGTTTGGTCTGGAGAAGTATGTGGACTACCAAACACAGTTTGAGAAATCATTTCTCGAACCTCTCAAGAATGTGCTAAACTGTATTGGTTGGACTCATGAAAAAATTATTACGATTGGGAGTTTCTTCGAGTGAGTAAGAAAATCTTTGTGGTAACATGGACAAACCATGTTGTGGGACAAGTAGGACCAGAGGACATTAAGTGCTTTGAGGACTACAACACTGCTGTTGCGTTTTCAAAACTCATGCAGCAGGATTATAATTATGTAAACTTTTACGAGGAGACAGTAGACACATGGGATTCTTAGATTCTTTAATTAAAGAAAGTGGAAACGAATTTGCTGGTCTGGTTAGCGAAGGAATTGCTGCTGGCGACATTACTGATTACGTTGATACTGGCAGTTACATCGTTAACGCCTTGGTTAGTGGTTCGTTGTTTGGAGGTCTTCCTTCCAACAAGGTTACTGCCTTGGCAGGAGAATCGAGCACGGGGAAGACTTTTTTCGCTCTCAGTGTCGTTCGTAATTTCCTTGATGCTAATCCTACAGGTGGCGTCATTTATTTTGAAACTGAATCCGCCATTTCCCGTGACATGATTGAGTCTCGTGGTATTGATTCATCACGCATGATTATCATGCCTGTCGCTACCATCGAAGAGTTCAGGACACAGGCATGTAGGATCCTTGACAAGTATCTCAAGGAACCCAAGGACGAGCGTGT